AAAAGGGTTTATTAGTAATTACGGTTATGATAAAAACTTTATTATGGATTTTATTGATACTGATAGTATTGTAAACACGGTTGTTAATTCAGATGGTTACGGTTCTTTATTAAACTCTTATGACGGTGACTACGATACATATAACATAAATGGAACGGAGTATTATGTAATGAGAGTCTCTTAGGACTTTATTTGTTTTATGTTTTATGTTATGTTTTTTATGAATGGCAAGGAAAAAGAAAATAAAATTTTTGATGGATACCGATTGGATGTTCGAAAAACCAATCGATAGAGAACATAAAGAATATAAGTTACTATCGTACTTTCAAAAAATGGGAGAAAAACTCGACAACCTTGAGTTATACCCTGGATTCATCGAATTATCATTACACTTAATGAACCTTCAAACTCTAATGAAGGAAAGAAAAATTATCTACACAGATAAAAAATTAGATTCAATTGACGACGAGTTACTTGTTAAAGATCTTAAAGTAAAAGACATTCCTCAAATGTCAGATGAAGAGTATGGAGAGTTTGTTAAAATTTTATCTTACTCAGCACCAAGAATAATGGAATATTTTAATGTTGCAAAATCAGTGTGGACTTTGGTTTTTGATTCTTTGGAAATGAAAATTAAAAAGAACAAAAAAAATTCCCAATCCAAAAAAGGTTTCTTTTACTATAACAACAAGATGGATAATAAATTATACTTGTGGGAGTATAATGTTAAACCTGCCGCCAAAGGATCTCCTGAGTCAAAAACATTATCAAATTTAATTTACAATGAATCTTTAAGTGGTTTGACCATTCCAAAAATAATATCTACTTTTTCTACGATGGATGAAAAAGAAATAAAAGAAAGTCCGGTTTTTGAAATGATTTGTACAGGATCATTCCCAATTAACGAGACACTTCTTCCACTTTTTAAAAGAAGACTTATTTCATACATTAATCAACAAAGAAGATTAGAAGAGTTCAACAAAACAAAAAAAGATTTACAAGATGGGTTTCAATAAAAGAATACTCAAAAAAGAAAACATACTTATCAATCTCAATAACCTTATGAAATATTTGGACGCCGATGCTATCATTTGCACCGACGAATTTTCACGCCAAGTCTACAGGTTATTTAACGAAGGAAAATCAAAGGAAGAAATAATAAATCACATAAATAAAATAAAATGAAAATTAAATTGGAGTATGTTTGGTTAGACGGATATAAACCAGAACCTAACCTAAGGAGTAAAGTTAAGATTGTAGAATATGATAAAGTTAAAAACGCATTTTTAGATGGTAATTTTCCAATGTGGAACTTTGATGGGTCATCGACTAATCAAGCAGAAACAGGAAACTCAGATTGTTTATTAAAACCTGTTAGACACTACATGCCTTCTACCTTCCCATTAGAAAATAATACTGTTTATGTTCTATGTGAGGTATTAAATCCTGATGGTACACCACACGAATCAAATAAAAGATCCCAAATAACGGAAGGATATGAAGACCTTTGGTTTGGGTTTGAACAAGAATACTTCATTCGTGAAGAAATAAACGGAAACATTTTAGGTCACAAAAGAAATATACTTAAAGGACAAGGTGAATACTATTGTGGAGTTGGACATAATGTTGCTGGTCGTTCATTTGTTGATGAACATTTGAACATGTGTTTGAATTATGGAATCGATATTACCGGAATCAACGCTGAGGTTGCTTTAGGTCAATGGGAATATCAGGTTTTCTCTCAGGGTAAACTTAAAGGGGGTGATGACCTATGGATTACAAGATATTTCTTGTATAAAGTTGCGGAAAAATATAACTACCACATTGAACTTCACCCAAAACCATTATCACATGGTGAATGGAATGGTTCAGGTCTTCATACAAACTTCTCAACCGACAAAATGAGACATGACGGAAACGAGGAATATTTTATGGCGTTATTCAACGCATTTGAATCAAGACACGATGAGCACATTAAAGCTTATGGGTCAAATAACAATTTGAGACTTACTGGGGAATATGAAACACAATCAATAAATAAGTTCAGTTGGGGTGTATCTGATCGTGGGGCATCAATTCGCGTACCTCAAGATACGGCAAAAGAATGGAAAGGGTATGTAGAAGATAGAAGACCTGGATCAAATGCGGACCCATACAAAATTATTCTTGAGATTGTTAAATCATTAAATACGACTCAACAAATATATGAAATGAAACATATGATGACTTCTTTTGTTGATATGGACGGTCTTAGCGGTAAATATGGGACTATGACTAATGATGAGTTGTTAAGTGAATATAGAGAAGAGGAGGCAGAATAATGGAACAAGTAAACAACATGCCGGGACATAGAAATCCCCCACCACCACCTGAAAAAGAACAAGTAAACCATCCACAACATTATGGAGGACAAGATAACCCATACGAAGCAATCAAAGTTATTGATGCTTGGGATTTAGGATTCAGTTTAGGTAACACTGTCAAGTATCTAAGTCGAGCAGGGAAAAAAGGTAAGGACAAAGAGTTGGAAGATTTAGAAAAGGCACTTTGGTATCTTAGCCACCATATAAACAAATTAAAAAATAATATATGAAAGTTGTTGTTACAGGGGGGGCCGGTTTTATAGGTTCGGCATTTATAAATCACCTATTAGATAACTTCAAATGTGAAGTTCTTTGTGTTGATAAACTTACGTATGCTGGTGAAAGAAAAAATATCAAACATAATGTTTTATTTCTACAGAAAGATATATGTGATGTAACAGAAGATGATCTTGGTGATTTTGATTACATTGTTCATTTTGCTGCAGAATCACATGTTGACAATTCAATCAAAAATGGATTACCATTCGTTAAAACGAATGTTGAAGGAACATTCAATCTTTTAGAAATATCAAGACAAAACAAAAATCTTAAAAAATTCATTCATATTTCAACTGATGAGGTGTATGGTGATATGGATGACGTACCTTTTGAAGATTATCTTGCTAATGAAAATGATGGTCTAAAACCAAGTTCGTATTATTCTGCAACTAAAGCGTCTTCGGATTTATTGGTTTTGTCTGCTAATAGAACATATGGATTACCTTATTTGATTACTAGAACTTGTAATAATTTTGGTGAACATCAATTCGAGGAGAAGTATTTACCAACTATTGCTAGATCCATCAAAAATGGAACTCCTGTACCTGTTTACGGTGATGGTAAACAAATCAGAGAATGGATGTATGTTTATGACAATGTAAGGGTAATTTGTGATCTGATGTTTGATAATGAAGTCGTAAACCAAATTATGAATATTGGTACCGGCATCAGATTAACAAACTTAGAGGTGGTTAAACAAATTGCAAAAGTCCTTGAAAAAAATGTTGAAATAAAACATGTTGAGGACAGATTAGGTCACGATAGAAGATACGGTTTAGATTCAAGTAAGATGAAAAATTATTACATTAATAAGTTTGATGACTATCTTCAAAATTTTAAAACACTTCATGAATTTTTGGTTGAAAAATATGGATAAAAAAACTACAAAAACAAAAAACCAACAAAGTGCGTTTAGTAAACCAATAAATGTATTAGACGCTCTAACCACACCAGGTGAACTATTGAGAGAAACCTTTATCAATTTCATGTGGGGATTTTTAGGAAATTCTATAGTTGTTTTTGTTGCAAAAGAATTGGATTTTTTAGTTCTGATAAATTATGTTGTTTATTATATTTTAATTTCCTACATTGTTAATAGAAAAAAATACGAGACTATGTTGGGTAAGTTTATTGTACTACCTGGTTCGGCAGCACTCGGGGCTTATACGGGATATAAATTTGCTCAAGTTATTACTCAAATGTTTTAAATATGAAGAAAAAATGGAACCCAAACGATTTTCAAGGAAAGTCAAAAATTAGTGTTGAGACGAGTTATAGAATAGTGGCGTTTTGTTTGGTGATTGTAACCATAGTGACAACTTGGGTATTGGTATATGAAATAATAAAAATGATTTTTTAAGATGATAGAGACAGGAAAAATAATAAACGGAGATTGTGTTGAGGTAATGAAAACATTACCCGAAGGATCTGTGGATTTAATTGTGACATCACCACCATATGGTGTAGGTATTGCATATGACGTTCACGAAGATGATGTTGAATTTGATGATTATGTTGAGTTTGCAAAAAATTGGTTAAGTGAGGCGTATAGATTGTTAAAAGATGATGGTCGTATTGCCTTAAATATTCCTTATGAAATCAATCGTCAAAAGAAAGGTGGGAGAATATTCTTCGTATCTGAGATGTGGCAGATTATGAAAGAAATCGGTTTTGGTTTCTTTGGTATTGTTGACCTTGAAGAACAATCACCACATAGAAGTAAGACTACCGCTTGGGGTTCTTGGATGAGCCCATCATCACCATACATCTATAATCCAAAAGAGTGTGTGATATTGGCTTATAAAAACAAACACATTAAAAAAGTTAAAGGTCAACCAGAATGGATGGGAGAATTAACCGAAATTGAAAATGAAGATGGAACAAAAAGAAATAAAATGGTCTATGACGAGAACGATAAGAAAGAATTTATGGAACTTGTGTTTGGTCAGTGGAATTACTTTGCAGATACTAAATCACTCACCAAGGCGACCTTCTCAATGGA